GGGCGGTGTTCTCAGCCACCCAGTAGGCAGTGCCGGTGCCGCTCAGGCGCGGGATGGCGATGTTGCCCACCAGGCCCGTCAGCATGCGCGTGCCCATGCGGTCAATGACCATGGCGTTGCGCAAAGCGTCAATGAAGCTGCCGCCCAGCAGCTCGGTGGCCACCAGGTTGCCGCCGGCCGTGGCCGTGGTGACGTTCAGGTCACGGCGCTGGACTTCCGTGGGCACCATGAAGCCGCGGGCCTGCTTGCCCAGCTTGGCGGAGGTCGCTTCGGAGCACTCGCGCTCGAAGGCGGCGGCGCGCTGCGCGGCGGCGTCGCCCGGGTTGGCCAGGGCGTTGATGGCGCGCATCACGGAGTAGCGCTTGGTTTCGCGCTTGTCCAGGCCTATGTCGGCCGTGGGCATGGGCTTGCTGGAGAGCTTGGCGATGGCCTCAGCCTGGAACTGCTCAGTGGTCAGGCCGCGCTGGATGGCGTCCAGCGCCATGTCGGCGCCGCCGGGCAGGCCCTTGGCGATCTTCGAGATCTCGGCGGCGTGGTTGCGCTCGGCCACGGGCGTGGTGACATCAGACATGATGTGGTCCTTCGAGGGTTGGGGTTCGGGTTCAGTCGCTGCCGCTCTGGCTGCGGGGCCTGCGGCGGCCGGGGGGTCTTGTGCATCGGTGCCTGCATCCAGGCTGCGGCCGATGCCGACCGTGGGGTCTGCTGGCACGGACACCAGCGACACCTCGAAGGGCTCCCAGTCGGTGACGCGGTAGGTTTCCACACCTTCCTTTGTCTCGACCAGTTGCGCCTTGTGGATCATGTAGCCCACGCTCACGTTGCGGCGGATGCCGTCACGAACGTCTGACCACACTTCCTCTGCGCGTGCGCTTTTTCCGAAGCGCACGGTGGCACGGGCTACACGGTCCGCACCCACCTCGACAGATTCGATGACGCCGACCACATCACGGGTGTCGTGATCGACGAGAAGATTGGCCCCGCTGCGCAGGCGCCCCTGGCGCATGGCGGTGGCGTTGATGTCCAGGATCTCGATGCCCCAGTAGCGCTCGTAAGGCGTCTCGCTGGCGAAGGCCAGCGTGGCGGTGCGCGCTTCCTCGTTGATGGCGGCGCGCTCCACCTGCAGGGCGCGCTCGGTGCGGCCCTTGGGCAGGGCGCGCTGGAGGTTGGCTGGCAACTTGCTCATGCGCTGCATGGTGCGGCGCCTGGTGTCAAGTGCGTAAGGCAAGCGGCTTGACAGCGCGCAACTTCAGCGCCCCAGGAAGATCAGGTCTTCTTGCCGCCTGCGGCGCGGCCGGCGCGGGGTGATGGGGATGAAGGGGACATCACGCCAGGGGCGGTCGCTCCAGTAGCTGGGGCGGGCAGGCGCGGGCGCAGGCGCTTGGCCGTCGGTGAGCAGCCCGGTGGCGCTGAAGCTGATGTGCGCCGTGCCGACCATGACGCCGGGCACGACAGGCGTGCCGGCCTGGCCGAAGTAGTCGCCAAAGTATTGGCCAGCGTATTGGCCCTGGGCGCTCACGACGGGTCAACGGATGTGACGGTGCGCGCGCCCGAGCTGTAGGTGGCTTCCACCCGGTCCACGGTGCCGTCTTGGCTCTTGAACACCATGCTGGAGCCTTCCAGGCCGGTGGCGTCACCCGCGTTGACGGCCAGCAGGATGCGCAGCACGTCGCGCAGCGTCAGACCGCCCTCGACGGTGCCCAGCAGCGGGTCAGCCGCGGCGCCTGCGCTGTTCAGCAGCTCGCCCATGGAGCCGGGCGTGTTGTAGGCGCTGGCCAGGGCTTCCCACACCGCCGCTGACAGGGACTGCGGGCTCAGCTCGGTGAACGGCGTGATGTCGCCCGACAGATTGCCCGTGGCCCTGACCGTGGCGCTGTTTGAAAACTGCACCAGCGCGGCGCCCACGGCGTCGACGATGGCGCCGAGCGTGGCGTTGTTCACCGTAAACGAGAAGGACGTGCTGCCCGCGGCCGACAGGGCGCCGGCCAGGTTGGCGGCTAGGTCGAACGTGATGGAAGCGTTGCCAACTGCCGAGACGATGAGCTGGCCATCGGCCGGGTTGACGGTGATCGTGACCGCCGCATCGCCGCTGATGTTGACGCCCGCCGCGAGGTTCAGCGCGCCCGGCGTGACCGTCACCACGCACTGCGTAAATGACGACATCGCCCCCGGCTTGTACGGCAGCACCCACGACGATGGGGCCAAGTGCCCGGAGGGGACGCCTGCCAGCTTGGACGGGATGCCCTCGCCCACGGACTGGTTCATCCGGTCGCCACGCCCCCACATGGAACGGAACGTCCCAGGCGAGCCGCCAATCTGGCGCAACGGAAGCTGCGCCAGGAGCGTGGTGTTTGTCTTGAGAGCCATGAGCCCGATCTCAGCCCCAGCCGACCTCGACCGCGCCGTAGAGGTTGGCGGCCGCCGCCGTGGCCGCACCCGCGAAGTAGAGCCACGTGAGGCAGGCGCCGTCCATCACCCGAGGAAGGCTCGGCAGTTGGTTGAGCAGATCCCGCTCAGCAGCGACGGATGCGGTAGTCAGTGGCAGCGTCAACAACGGGCGGGCAAGGCACAGCGCCCCGGTGCCGGTGTTGGCGGCAGAGAACGTGACCGTTGCGACGGTGGACACGCCCGTGTCTCCCGAGGCCAAAGGCAAAAAGGGGCCGTAGTTGTTTGACGCAGCACCGGAGTGCGAAATGTGCCCCACGATGGACGAGGCTGTCATGGCAACCGTGACCGGAAGCGCCCTGCCCGAGGTGGGCGTGGTGTTGGAGTAGGAAAGCGCGATGTTCTGCGCTGTTGCGCCAGACGCAGCCGTCTGCACCCAGAACAACCTGCATCCTGCGCCGTTGGTGTAGCGCAAGCTGGGCGTGCCCGTGAGGGTTTGTGCCGTGGCCGAGTTGTTCGTGATACCGGGCCAGTAGCCCTGCAAGTCCACCAGCATCAACTGCGCCGGGACACCCGTGGCCACGCCAGTGAGTGCATTGACGTTCAAAACGTGTTTCGTGTCAGGCGAGACATTCCCGCCATGCGGCAGGCCGAAGATTTGCGTGCCGTTGCCAGTCAATTCGTCGCAGGTTCTCCACGCCAGTGCAGTGCCCGCAAAGGCATTTGCTACGGGAGTACCGGCCAGTCCGCTGAAGTCATACCAACGGGCGGCGGTGTAAGTAGTGCCGCCCGTGATCTTGTTCCAGTCGGTGCGGTTGAACTTGCCGCTCGTGATTTCGTTGACCAGATCGTCCATTGAGGAAAATGGCATGGTTATTCCTTAGGTCCAGATGAATTGCGCCTGCCCGATGATCGGCCCCAAGGCGCCGGTGTTGCCGGACAGGTTGTAGATGTAGTTGAGGTATGCGCCTTCGTAGATGCGTGGCAACGCAGCCTGTTCACGCAAAAAGTTTTTTTCAACCGTAGAAGCAAGCTCGTTCAGTGCTAGGTTGAAGAGTGGCTTGACCAGCACCAGCACGGCGAAAGCGCCTATACCTCCCGCGAGTTGAACTGACTGCACAGACCGCACGCCCCGGTCACCATTCGCCAGCGGCACGAACGGGCCCATAGAACCTACACCGCCTGGGTGTCCTGAGCCGTTCACACCGATAGAGCCCGAGATGCGAATCTGAGAAACAGTGGTTTTGGCAACACCGTCTTGGTTGGTGTAGTTCACCGTTATTGAGTTGCCAGCCCCAGTGCTCGGCGTTTGGCTGAAGAAAGCCATGCGCACGCCTTCGCCATCCGTGTAACGTGGCAACGACACCGGGTTGTCCAGAATCTGCTCATCCACGCTGTCGCAGTCGATGTACGGGTAGAACATCAAGTAGTCGAGGAAATAGACCGAAGGAAAAAACCCGCCCGTTCCGGCTTGCGTCAAGGACACAGACAGCAGATACCGCTCTTGCGTAGGCAACGTCGGCCCGGTGTAAATGCCCTGATTGCGCTGGCCGATGAGTTGCGTGGCCTCTAGCGCGGTGCCCAGGTATGCGTTGTAAACGGGCGGGCCTGAACTGCCAATGGAGGCGTCCCCAAATATGTTGCTGGTGCCAAAAGAACCCGGCACGCCAGTGCGGAAAAAATGCTGTGTGTGATGCCGCCCTTGCTGGACGGCATCTGCCACCTCGGCAACGGACCTAAACGGCATCAGGGTTCTCCAACGGTATCCACTCCACCTCGTCAGGCGACCACTCCACGCCCCCGTCAGGATGCTCCGAGCAGGCCGACAGCTCGGTGTCGGTCAGCGTCAGCAGCTCACGGCAGTGGGCGCAGCGGTACACCACATCAATCAACCGTGGCGGTCAGCGCACCGGCCGCGAACTGCGGCTGGATGCCGTTGCTGATGGACAGGCTGGCGTTGAGCGCACCCTTGAGCAGCAGGTTGCCTGCGCCCGTGCTGTCTGTGCCGATGCCGAAGTGCGTGGCCGTGGCGGTGCCGCCCGTGGCCTGGGGGAACTGGACCAGGGCGGTGTTGCTGATGGTGGACACGCTGCGCGTCCAGCCGCCTGCCGTGCGCGCCACCGCCACCCGTGCGTATCCGGTGTAGGCCACCTCGCTGGTGGCCTGGGTGCCGCTTTCGCCGGGGTCAGCCGTGTGCAGGCTGATGTGGAACGAGCCTGCAGCAGCGGAGTTCTGCAGGCCTGCAGCGTCGCCGATGTTGGCCCAGTCAGTGTTGAGAAACAAGAGGTCGAGGAGTGCCGCTTCGGCGGCGTTGGTCATGGACATGGTTGAGGCCTTTCAGGTGGGTTCTTGCAGCGCCCGCATGCGGGCCCGGTGCTCGGCTTCTTCGCGCGCATCTGCGCGGGAGCGGAAATACAGGTTCACCACGAAGCCGGCCAGGCCGAGCACGATGCCGGCCAGCACTGCGGCCTCTGAGCTGACCAGCCAGCCACCGAGCGTGACGCTGGCGCCGCCGTAGGTGGTTTTGGAGGCGGCGCTGGCGATGGTGGCGTCAACAGTTTGCTGGGCGACGTGTTGTTTCATGTCCATGGGCGGCCTCAGCGCTCGTAGGTGGTGACGGTGCGGGTGATCTCGTCGTTCTCGTCACGCTCCACGGTCTGCACGCTGCGGGTGGGGTGGCTGTCCACCACGGTGACGGCGGCGGGCTCGACCTGGTTGATGACGGTGATGGCCGGGGCCTCAGCTCGCACGGTGGGCATGACGGCCTCGATGTGCACCTGGGGCTCAGGCGTTTCGATGTGCGCTTCGAGCTGCACGTCAGGCTGGCGGATGGTGATGGGGGCGTTGACCGTCACCTGGCTGGCGGGTTGCTCCAGGCGCACGTCAATGCGCTGGGGGGCGCGCTCTTGCACGGCGTGCAGCGCACGGGCCAGCACTTCCACCATGGCGGCCTCGGGTGCGGCGCGGCCGGCGGCGGGTTCCGCAGCCGGTGCCGCGGCGCCTGGTGCGCCTGGTGCCCCTGGTGCGTTTGCGCCGGGGGTGGCGTCGTAGGCCGTCAGGCGCACGCCGTATTCGGCGGCCAGGTCTTGCGCGGCCTTGATGGCGGCCAGGGTGTCGTCGAAGTCGTACCCCATGGCGGCGCTCAGGTCTTGCGGGCTCATCAGGCCGGCCTTGACCTTGAGGATGTTGGCCTCGGTGTCGGCCTTGGGGTCTACCCAGTCCCACCGGCGGGGCTGCCACTGGTGGGCGCGGAACTTGTCGAGCTTGGCGGCGGGCAAGGCGCTGCCGTTGGGCATGAGGATCAGGCCCTTGAGCAGGCACCACTGCAGCCAGGCCTGGTACACGGGTTCGAGGAAGGCGGCGATGAACCATTCCTGGTCAGCGGCCCAGCGGTCACGCTCTTCCAGCGTGCCGCTGCGGATGCTGCTGAAGTTCACGCCTTCCAGGTCATTGGCCAGGCTGTGGTACGCGATGCCCCAGCCGCTGGCGATGCGCTGCAGGTGGTGTTTGACGAAGGGGCCCACCACCTGGTCAGGGTAGCGGGATTCGTGCGCCTGGAACGTCACGCCTGGGGGAAGCACGTCATAGGTGCCGGGCTGGCTGACGGTGATGGATTCGCCCTCACCTTCCACGGCGCCGATGGGGCTTTGGCCGTCAGGCGTCTGGAAGAAGCCGAAGTGGTTGGCGCCGTTTTCGGCGGCCAGCAGCGTGGCCAGGCTGAACTTGCCCAGGTGGTGCAGGCTGACGACGCCGGGCGCCATCCAGGGCACGCCGCGGGCTTGCTCGGGGCGCTCTACGCGCAGCACGTGCAGCACTTCACCGATGGGCAGGCGCAGGCGCTGGCGGTTGCTGCCGTGGCCGTCATTGGGGTGGCCGGCGAAGACGTACAGGGCCACGGGGCGGCGGTAGCTGTCCACCTCCACGCCCATGATGATGGCGTTGCGGCCGGGCGTGGCGGCGATGTTGTAGAGGGTGTCAATGCGGTCCACGTCGATGGCCTGCAGCGCGAAGCCGAAGCGGTTGCCAGCCTCCGGGCCGCGCACCAGGCGCGCGAGGAATTCGCCATCGGTGGGCAGCTGGCCGACCAGGGTTTCGCACAGATCCCGCAGGCTCTGCCGGCCGGTGATGTCGCACTGCGCGCCCCACTCGGCCCAGGCGGATTCGATGGCCTGGTTCGCCAGGCGGTCTGGCCGGTTGGGGCCGTCTTGCACGCGGGCCTGCAGGCGGATGCCGCCCGGGCCCACGATGTTGGCCTGCACCATCAGGCGGAACTTGCGGGCGTAGTCGTTGTTGTTGATGAGCTGGCGGCAGCGGGCGCGCAGGCGGTCCAGGTCTGTGCGCAGCTCTTCGTTGATGCTGTTGGTGGTGCTGATCCAGTCAGCGGTGAGGCGGTCAATCCGCGCGCCCTCGAAGCGGCGTTTCTGCACGCGGGCGGCGGGGGCGATGCGCTGGGCCAGCCACTGGCGGGTGCTGCTGAGGAAGTTGCTCATCCGAACCTCACGTAGACGCGGCGGCTGTCAGGCAGGCCAGCGGCCACGGCGGCGGCGGCGTCTTCGCGCTTGACCTCGGCGCGGTATTTGTCGCGCAGGCTGAGCAGATCGGCCACGGGGATGTTCTTGAGCTGGCGGCCGGCGATCTGGTATTCGGCCACGGCGCTGGAGGCGCGGTTTTCGATCACGGCCTCGATGGCGTCCAGCGTCTTGCGGGCATGGCTGCGGGCGTCAAACGTGGCGGCGCTGTAGGCGTTGCGCACCGTGAGGCGGCCTTCGCCCACGGTGAAGACCTCGCCCGAGCGGGTGACGCGGGCCCGCCAGTCATACGTGCCCGCGGCATAGCCCGCGGTGGTGGCGGCGGCCACGGTGACGGCGTGGTCATCACCCGAGGCCGTGGCGTTGATGGTGATCTTGGCCGCGGCGTTGATGAGCGTGTAGCTCAGCGCCCAGC